ATAGCTCAACTGGCGTTAGTTTTGTTTTTTCCATACCTCTATATTGGCATAAATGCAACATTTAATCAAGTAATTAGGCAAAAAAAAGAGGGTTGTTACACCCTCTATAAATTTTGTAGTGCGTAGTCAAGGCATTTGATAATGTCTTCTCTACTTGGCGTGAAACCTGTATTGATTTCTATGTAATCTCTTAAATTACAATTTATAGAATGAGTCAGGTTTTCAATTTGCTCATCGTTTAATTTTTGAATACTCATGTCAAATAAGGATTAGGAATAAAAGTAAATAAGGGAATGCGATAAAGGTCATTAATTGCCCTCCAATAGATTCATCATCTCTTGGTATTGGTCGGGGCTGTAGGCTCTCTTGTCATTTGGTATGAAGTCTTGCCAATTATCAGTACCTTCTACTCTGAAGCTAAGAATTTGATAATGGCTAAAAGTAGTGTCAGTACTTTCTGCAATAAAGTAATCAAACTCGCAACCGTCAACTTTTGAAATAAATTTTTGAATAGTGGTCATTGTTTTAAATTTCTGTAAATAAAAGAAAAGGTGAGCTTATTGCTCACCGATAACTAGGTTTGCTGCCTTTACTGCATTGCTGAATACTTTCATTAATGCTTGGCTTGGGTTCTTAGCGTTCTTAACTGACTTAGCCCATCCTGAGATGTATGCTGCATGATTTTTAGTATTACAAGTGATTTGTAATCTATTGGCTATCAACACGCTTGAGAATTCTGCTGTCAATTCCTCTAGTCCTCTATAGGTTGAGTAATTGTTTAACCACATACGATTTAAACGGTCTTTATGTCCGCTCGCATGGCTGAACTCATGAGCTAGTGTTGAAAGATACTCCTCATCGTTAGTAAAAGATGCTCTTTCAGGCATTACCACATGATCTAATTGATCTTGATAGTATGCTTGATTTCCTCCATGAATTAAGCCACCTTTTAGATCTTTAGAAAAAATCATCAGGCGGTCATGGGCAGCTTTGCATCTCTCAGAAAGTGGTCTTGCTTCCTTGTTGCATTCTGCCTTAAAGTCAGCAATTGCTTTATCAAGTTTGGCTTGGCCTTTGTCGTTAAGTCCTACTAAGTCTTCAATGTTGAAAACTGATGCACCCTTGAAAGTTAATTTCATGTAGAAATCAGGATTCCCTGCCTTATCTAATTTAGGAGAGCCGTCCTCATTCTTTAAATCAATTTTTAGTAAATTTGGCCTTAAAATTTTTGCTGCTTTACTTCCCTTTTTAGGAATACAGTTAAAATCTTTTTTGGCTTGACCGTATCCAATCCACATAGGTAATGTTTGACCTCTAAGTGTCATGTACATCTGTAGGATGATTGGATTTGCACCAGTATAAGAATTGCCAGTAAGGAAATTATGCTGACCCTTAGACTCTGTGTTTGTCCAAGGCTTAGACCAGCAAGCATCAAGCTTATCTGAATCTAATAATTCCATGAAATCAGCTAAAATCTGGTCTTCGACCTTAACTGCTGGTTTTTTTGCTGTAAATGTCATTGTGTTGTTAATGAAATTAGTAAGTGACAATGAGTTCATTACTGAACTTATCTATTAGTGTTGCATATAATCAAACATATGTCAACAAATTAATTCCAGAGCGTTGCTTTTTTAGTTATATTTATATATATTTTGTATAATTTAATTTTCTTAATGACTCTTGCAGCACTTAGACCCAAAACTATTGTTGTAGGTGTCTGTGATACTGGTCATCGAGTCGCTGAAGATCATCCGAACCATAATCCTCGGATAACTCAAGTAGTCGTTGATGCATTACGAGATCTAAACGAAGAAGGTATTGGCTACGGCTGTTTATCTATTATGTTTGGTATTTCTCGTGGTTATATAGCTCAAATTTGCCGTTATGAAAAAAGAGTCTCCTATGCAACTCGCTACAAAACAATTCAAGTTAGGTAGACCAAAAATTAATTTGAAGGCTTCGCCTTACAAAGAAACCATCGAAGAAGTCTTGTTTTGGATTTCTTCAGGGCAAACTTTAAGGGCTTATTGTAGACAAAAAAATAAACCTTGTTATGCAACTATTTACTCATGGATGAACATTCCTGATTGTAATGAATCTGAAGAGTTTTCTAAACGCTTCGTGTACGCACGCGAGAGAGGGGCAGAAGTCATAGGGGAAGGGCTAATTGAATTAATGAACGAAACTCCAAGAATGATAGAGGGAGATTACCCTAGAATCGACCCTTCTTGGGTGGCATTACAGAAGGCAAAAGCGGACGTTACACTAAGGCTCTTAAGCAAATGGAGTTCTCGTTACAGCGATAAGGTTATTGGTATTGATAAAGCAGATATAAACGTCCAAGTAATTACTGGAGTTCCTCAGTAGGGACATAATCGGCAATAATATGCCATCTTTCAGAATCCCCTAAATTGTGTGCGGTATGGGGTTGTTTATGGTTAAAAAGCCATACTTCCCCTGCGTTAAATACTTGTCTTTGATCTCCTGATGTTTGGTAACAATGCGGATTAGTTTTAAGGCAAATATGAAACCTTTTATAGTAGTCGGCATATTTCCCCTCATCTATGTGTCTTGTAACATGACCGCAAGGCTTGAGATTAACAATCATTAGCCGACCCATCTCCTTGACTTGTAGCTTGTCTAATATGGGTCTTACCAATGGAACTAGGGCAGGTTTCAAGTACTCCATGCAGGGATAATCATATGCTCCTGTATCCCACATAAAGTAGTAAACAGACATTTTCAATGCACCTCTCACATGGATAGTCTCGGTGTCTTTGTGTGGTGAATTAGTAAACTTTTGTCTTGTTTGAATCTCCTTCCATAACTCAGGCTTAGCGTCCAATAATTGGAGTAATGGTTCAACGTCTAACCCTTCGGCTATGCGTTTAAAGTTAAAGGACTTTGTAAGGGTCATAATCCGTTTTCTGTGTGGCCTCTTTACGTCTTTTGATGTATATATCCTCTGGCACTTTCTTAGCTACTGGGAGAGCGAATGTAAGGGCTAATGCATCAGCTAGATCTGGCGAACCTGCACCTTGCAATCTCTTCTTGATCTGGTCTTTAGACTCAAGGACACGCCTACCCACATTGTCATACCAATAAATGGGAGTAGCTAACTCTTGTTTAAGGGCTATGTCATTAGGTATTGCTCCGCCTTCTTCTATCCATTGTTTCATTAGCCACCACATCTCACTTCTACGGTTAATGAACTGGTCAGGTTTCATAGCTTTACCACCAAAAGGAATCTCGATTACGTCATATGACAACTGCCTTAGTCTGTCAATAACTCCACTCCCTGCCCCTGCATCACAGAACACAGCATCAGGGTCATGCTCCTCAATTAGGTTAGCCACTCTTGTAGCTAGTTCCATATTGTCAATACCTCTGTAGACCACAGGCTTAAATGCTTGCCTACCCTGCCTACGAAATATGACAGAACGATCATCCCCAAACCTTGCAGGGTCAATGCCTAGGACTATAGGAGATAACTTCACATGGTCAGCTTGGTATACACGTTTAGCTGCATCTTCGGTATCTGCTAGAGCTATTAACTGGTCATCACCTTGTGCAGAAAAGTCGCATAGGTATTCCCTAGCAAAGGAAGTCTCACTCATGTCTCGTTTAAGACGGGTCACTTCATTAGGGTGTAAGGATTCAGTATCGAAGACTGTGTATCTGGCAGCAGTCCAATCCTCTTCATTCATTGCCTTGTAGTACAACTCAGAGAATAAGTTGATACCACTAGGTGTACCGATGAATATAGACCAACCCAAACGGTCAGAAAGTGCAGGTTGTACTATGTCTGTCCACAATTCATTTTTTAGCTGTGCAACCTCATCCATGACTATGCCATCTAGACGTAAACCACGCATGGCATCGGGATTGTCTCCACCAAATAGCCTAATAATTGCCCCATTATGTTTGAACTTTATAGATAATTCACCTTCATTTATATCTATAGCTGATCGTTGTCTTAATGGCTCTATTTTTTGCTTTAACCTAGCCCATGCAATGGCTTTTGCTTGGCGTAGAAAGGGAGCAACGTAGACGAACATAGATAATTCTTTGTCTGTCTTCATGGCCTTGTCTATTAATTCCATGATGGCGAGTTCAGTTTTGCCAGAACGTCTATGCAAGGCGTACACGCTAAACCTTTTCTTGTTTATATGACATTGTCTCTGCCATTCACGAGCGGTATAGTCAAGACTTACTTGCATTAATTAAAATTAGTTTCAATAATAGATATATACATTATATCCCTTATGACTAGTGTGACCGTAACTGCTGATAGTACAGCTAGTGTAAACGAAAGTAGAGTACCTAAAACAGAAATTAGGCTCTGCACGCTAGAAGAATTTAAGGTCAAGGCAGACCCATTATTCCAAGAACATTACGAGGAGATAGCACTTCGTAAGGATTTAATGGAGTTAAAACCAAATTGGCCTATGTATGATGCACTTGATGATTCAGGTTCATTGTTTATCTATCTAGCAATGCAAGGCGATTTATGTATTGGATATTCTATGAATTTAGTAGCTAATCATTTGCATTATGCCGATCTTAAATATTCCCAGAATGACGTTTTGTTTATCAAAAAAGAATTTCGTGGCGGAAGGATTGGATTACGTCTAATGAAAGTTACTGAAGACTACGCAAAATCTCTTGGATGCAAAGTCATGCTATGGCACGCTAAAGAACGCACCACTTTAGCTGCATTATTACCAAGAATGAAATATGGTGTACAAGATATAATCTTTTCAAAGGAGTTATAGCATGGGATTTCTTGCACTAGGAGCAGGGTTACTTGGATATCAGGTATATTCTGGAGAACGTCAACATCGAGAACAAAAGAAACAATTAAAGATGCAAGAGCAAGCTAATGCTGATGCGAAGAAGAGAGCGAAAGAAGCATCTGACCGTGCTGATATTGAAATGAACAAAGCCAATAGGAAGAGAGCAGACGTTAGTGCTATTACTAAGAAGGAAGAACAGGCAGCATTAACAGGCCCAGCAGGGACAATGCTTACTGGAGTACAAGGTGTAGACACAAAGAGTTTAAATTTAGGTGGCAACACCTTATTAGGTAGTTAAACAATGAAAACAAAACGTGCAGACTTGTTAACAAGGTGGGGTCATCTTAGATCTGAAAGAGCTACATGGTGGTCACATTGGCAAGAAGTAACAACATATTTGTTGCCTAGAAATGGACGTTATTTTGAGCAAGATAGGAATAAAGGCCATAGAAGACATAATAGTATTTATGACAATACTGGAACAAGAGCGTTAAGAACGTTAGGTGCAGGCATGATGGCAGGTGCGACATCCCCTGCAAGACCTTGGTTTAGGTTAGGAACGGCTGACCCAGAGTTAAATAGATATGCACCTGTTAAGTTATGGCTAAATGATGTAACAGAACGTATGCAATTGGTGTTTCAAAGATCTAATACATACCGAACATTGCATGGAGTATATGAAGAATTGGGAGCATTTGGTACGGCAGGTTCTATTATTTTGCCTGATGCTAAAACAGCTATACATCATTACCCTGTAACGATTGGAGAGTATGCAATAGCTACAGATTATCAAGGTAGAGTTAATACTTTGTATAGAGAATTCCAAAAAACGGTAGGAGAAGTTGTAAGAGAGTTTGGGTATAACAAATGTTCAACGTCCGTTAAGAACTTGTTTGACAGAGGTTCATTAGATCAATGGATTACCATTATTCATGCGATAGAACCGAGGGATGATAGGGAGCGTGACTTCAAAAAGAAGGACAATATGAACATGGCATACAAGTCTTGTTATTTTGAAGTAGGTGGTGATGGCGAACAGGTATTAAGAGAAAGTGGGTTTAATGATTTCCCTGCTGTTATACCGAGATGGGGGATAGCAGGTGGTGATGTTTATGGTAATTCACCGGGAATGGAAGCTTTAGGTGATATAAAACAACTACAACATGAGCAATTACGCAAGGCACAAGGCATTGATTACCAAACAAAGCCACCATTGCAAGTACCAAGTTATATGAAGAATAGAGATGTGGATAGTTTGCCGGGCGGAGTTACGTTTATTGATGGTCAACAGGGCAAAATTGAGACAGCATTCAACGTAAACCTTAATTTAAATCATTTATTAGCAGACATACAGGACGTAAGGCAAAGAATAAATGGTAGTTTTTATGCTGATTTGTTCTTAATGTTGGCAAATGCTACCGATACAAGGATGACTGCAACGGAAGTAGCAGAGCGTCATGAAGAAAAACTGCTTATGTTAGGCCCTGTATTGGAAAGATTACATAATGAATTGCTTGATCCGTTAATAGATAATACGTTTAACAGGATGATTGAGTCAGATTTAATACCACCTGCACCAGAAGAGTTGCAAGGAATGGAATTAAACGTAGAATTTGTATCTATGTTGGCACAAGCACAACGTGCTATTGGTACAAATAGTATTGATAGGTATGTAAATAATATGGGAATGGTAGCCCAGATGAAACCTGACGTACTTGATAAGTTTGATTCTGACGCATGGGCTGATGGATATGCAGATATGCTAGGCGTAGATCCCAAATTAATAGTTGGAGGTGAACGTGTTGCAAGGATACGTCAAGAAAGAGCAGCACAACAACAAGCGATGGCACAACAAGAAGCAGCAAATCAAGCGGTAGAAAATGCAGCGAAATTAAATAATAGTAAAACTGGTCAGCCATCTCTTATGGATATGATGAACCAGTTTAGTGGTTACAATTCACCATCACCATTGGAGGTATAAATGGATTTAATTGATTTAAAAAAAGACCCACAGCCTATTGACAGCAATAAATACTTTGAAGAGCCTATGTATAGCTACGGTTTGTGTATATCGCTTGGTAGAGAAGAACTAGAAAAGCTAGGCATAGAAAAATTACCAGAAGCAGGTAGCGAAATAATGATTAAGGCTATTACTTATGTCAAAACTGTTAGAGAAAGTAAAGAGAAGGATGGTGTCGAACAAAATGTAGAGCTACAAATATGTGCAATGGGTATAGAACCTTTTGACAAAAGTGGTGATCAGGCTAAAGGATTGTACGAAAGCAAGCCTAAACCTGCACCAAAGGCAACACCTGTAGCTAAAACCCCAACTTATTTAGCGTGATGAATTTTGATGATTATTTAACAGAATATTACGGATTTAATACCCAAGATACAAAATGGCAAAACTTGAGTGTTCAAGGAAAGGTCTTATTAAAAGATAGTTATAAAATGGATATGTCTAAAGAACAAAAAACAGGAGATGACACAAAGGTAGCAAAATTATAAACTTTATATAAACATTAAAACTATGGCAAAAAACGCAGGTCTTTGGGCAAACATTCACGCAAAGCGTAAAAGAATAAAAGCAGGTTCTGGCGAAAAAATGCGTAAACCGGGTTCGGAAGGAGCGCCAACAGCTAAAGCATTAAGAGATAGCAAAAGTAAAAAGGCATAAGGTGTGACCGTAACCCAGTTATGGCTAGATATATTAGAGCATGAGTGAATACAATCCTCTCGACCTTAAAAGTCAACAGAAATCTAAGGACAATAAAAAGTCTGAAGAAAGAATTGACCGCCAAAATGAAGAGTCGGACATCAAATGGCTGATGAGCAGCAAGAGGGGTCGCAGATTAATCTGGAGACTTCTGGAGCAAGCAGGTGTTTTCCGATCATCGTTCAACACTAACGCAATGGCAATGTCATTTAGCGAAGGTAACAGGAATTATGGTTTGCAGATACTAAACTTGATTCACACTCTCTGCCCAGAGTTATACCCGACAATGATTAAGGAACAAAAAAATGTCAGAAACGCTGATGACGGAAGCCAACCAAACAAATGAAGGCAGCACACAGCAACCAGTAGGAGAAGCCCAAACCGAGCAATCGGCTGAAGCAACTAATACTGAAGACACACAGCAGCAAGCTGAAACTGTAGCAGATCAACAAGATTCGGATGAATCCGCTGTTGAAAGTGAAACTAGCGATCAGGAAACCAAGAAAGAAGGTGCGCCTGACAAATACGAGTTCAACGCAAAGGTGGCTGACGCACCAGAAGAACTCGACCCCGAAGTCTTAACTGCATTCGGTGAAGTCGCTAAAGATCTTGACCTACCACAGGAAGCTGCACAAAAAGTATTAGACAAGGTTGCACCTGTCATTCAAGCCAGACAAGCTCAACAGGTTGAAAAGGCAAGGACAGAATGGGCAGAACAATCACAATCAGATAAAGAATTTGGTGGTGAAAGTTTAACTTCCAATCTAGAAATTGCTAAATCATCACTTAATGCTTTTGGTACTGATGCTTTGAAGGCGCTGCTGTCAGAATCAGGCTTAGGAAATCATCCCGAAGTAATTCGGTTTATGTACCGAGCAGGTAAGGCAATTAGTGAAGACAGTTATGTTGGTAATTCTCAAGGTGCAAACGCTAAAGGCGGCATACCAAAAGATTTTAACGGCATAGCTAACGCACTATATTCAAATCAGCAAAACAAGTAAGGAGTTATTAAATGGCTACACTTTCAAATTCAAATTTAACCCTAGCGGATTGGGCAAAAAGATCTGACCCAGACGGTAGAGTTCCAATTGTTGCAGAACTGTTATCACAGTCCAACGAAATTCTAGATGATTGCGTTTTTAAGGAAGGTAACTTACCTACTGGTGAACGTGTTGTTATTAGAACAGGACTACCCGGTGTTTACTGGAGAGCATTAAACCAAGGTATTCCATCAACCAAGTCAACAACAGCCCAGATTGACGAAGCTTGCGGAATCTTGGAAGCTCGTTCTGAAGTAGACAAAGACTTAGCAATGTTAAATGGTAACACCGCACAGTTCCGTCTATCTGAAGATACAGCTTTCTTGGAAGCAATGAACCAGACTCAGGCTGAGACATTGTTCTATGGAAACCCCGGAACAGACCCTAAGAAGTTTTTAGGTTTAGCACCAAGATATGGTGATTTATCTGCTGACAACGCAGTAAACATCATGAATGCAGGTGGTTCAGGTTCTGATAACGCTTCTGTATATCTAGTTGTTTGGGGTGATAACACAGTTTATTGTCCTTTCCCTAAAGGATCTAAAGCTGGATTAACACATGAAGATCTAGGTGAGCAAACTGTTTACAACAGCGACGGTACAAGACTACAAGCTTTTGCTACTCGTTACCAATGGAAGAACGGTTTGGTTGTTAAAGATTGGAGATACGTTGTTCGTATTTGCAACATTGACATTTCTGACCTACTTGGAAGTACTGGTACACAAACAGCAGCAGCATCAACTAACTTAGTTAAATTGATGGCTAGAGCATTGTACAGAATACCAAACATGGCAATGGGAAGAGCAGCTTTCTATATGAATAGAACAGTTCACTCAGGACTATCTATTGCAGCACTTGACAAGTCACAGTCTGTTTTAGCAATCCAAGAAGGTTTATCACAGTTCGGAACAGCACAAAGCTACTTATCATTCCTTGGAGTACCTCTAAGAAGAGTAGATGCGTTACTTAATACCGAAACTGCGGTTAGTTAATCTATTTATTACTAAAGGAGATTTAAAATGATTACAGACAAACTGCTCAGAGTGAGCGAAGATCAAGCAATTACTACAACTGCTTTTTCTACAGACACTATTGATCTAGGAACAGCTAGAGATATAGGTGAAGGTACTGCTTTATACATGAACTTTGCTGTTACTACTGCATTAGCAAATGGTACAAGCGTAAAGTTTGAGGTTGTTTCTAGTGCAAACGCTAACTTGTCTAGTCCTACTGTTATCGGCAGTAGCGATGCTGTTCTTACAGCAGCTTTAACAGTTGGCAAAAATGTAGTAGTAAGAATCAATCCTGATATCGCTGGCAAAGGTCAAAGATATTTAGGTGCAAGATACACAGTATCTGGTACTTATAATGCAGGTAAAGTTACTGCTGACGTAGTAGAAACAATTGGTGACGGACAGAAGTACTACGCTTCTGGCTTTACCGTATCTTAATAAGGAGAATCTATGCCTATTTATAAAGCTAAAATCAAGTGTTTCGTAGGTAATAGCTTACGAGAAGCTGATGAAGAGTTTGAGTACAACGGAGAGTACTGCAAGCACATTGAATTAGTTGGTGGAACTGAAGCTGAATCACCTGTAGTGTCTAACACAACAGTAGAATCAAAAATTGATGTAGAGCCAACTACTAAATCAATTGATTATGATTCAATGACTAAAGCAGAGCTTGAAGTCTATGGTCGTACTATCGGTATTGAACTTGATAAAAGACAGACCAGAGAAACTCTTATTAGTCAACTTGAAGCAGCAAATAAGTAGGCATTAGTTTTCTTATTTTTTTACTGGGGGCTAGTAGTAATACTGCTAACCTCCTCTTTTTTTAGGAGATGACATGGCAACTGAAGTAGACATTTGCAACCTTGCCTTGGCACACTTAGGCGATGATGCAACAATAGCTTCGCTTAATCCACCAGAAGGGTCAGCACAAGCAGAAAAAGCTGCACGTTTTTATCCAATAGCAAGAAACAGTTTGCTAGAAATGCATACATGGAATTTTGCGTCAAAGCGTGGAAATTTAGCATTAACTACTAACGCTCTTGATCAATGGGATTATGCATATGTAGCACCTGCGGATATGATGTCTCCTCTTGCGATAATATCCCCATCATCACAGAACGATTACGCTACAAGAATGTCTGCTGGTGATACTCCCGGTGGAATAACATCTAACTATGCACCAACAATTGTGGCAGGGCAATATACACCACAACAATTTTCATTGGAAGGCGATTTAATTTATACAAATCAGGAAAATGCAATGTTGCGATACCAAGCATTTATAACTGACCCTTCATTATTTCCTCCTTTATTTGTTATTACATTGTCATGGCATCTGGCATCAATGCTTGCAGGTCCTGTAATTAAGGGTGATCAAGGTGCAGCAGAAGCAAAACGTAGTACACAAATGATGGTTAGCTATTTAACTAGTGCAAAACAATCCGATAATTTACAGAGAGATATAACAGTAGAACATATAGTGCCTTGGACATCTGGGAGGTAATTTATGCCAACTACACGGACATTTAAACAAGCATTTTCTGGAGGTGAGATATCACCAGAAATGTTTGGACGTATTGCTGATAATAAATTTCAACAAGGTGCAGCAACAATGCGTAATTTCATTGCTAAACCACAAGGACCTGCACAAAATAGGCCGGGATTTGCATATGTAAATGAGGTAAAAGACAGTACAAAATCTACAAGATTGTTATCTTTTACATTTAATACAACTCAAACAATGGTTTTAGAGTTTGGCGATCAATATTTTAGGTTTCATACGGAAGGTCAGACGTTACTTTATAGTGCAGGTTCAGCGTGGAGTAATAGTACTAACTATACAGTTGGCGATATAGCATTACAGGGAGGTACAAACTATTACGCTAAAACTGCCCATTCAAATAGCCAACCACCAAATGCAACAAATTGGTATGCATTACCAGCCAACCTTACATATGAAATACCTCATCCATATTTAGAAGCAGAATTATTTGATGTGCATTATGTACAATCTGCGGATGTTATAACTTTAGTGCATCCTAATCACGCACCTAGAGAACTAAGAAGACTTGGTGCAACTAAATGGGAATTAAAAGTAATTGATTTTGGTACTCCTTTAACAGCACCCGGTGGTGTAAGTTCTGCCATGTATATACCAGCATCTACTTCTACAAACACAGATACTTATGTCGCACACGAATATGTTGTCACGGCTGTAAAAGCTAATTTAGTAGATGAAAGTAATCAATCATCTGCTACTTCTGTAAACAACAATATATTTGTTACTGGAGCAAAAAATACTATTACATGGAACGCAGTTTCTGGTGCTGGTCGATATAGAGTTTATAAACAACAAGGTGGTATTTATGGATTTCTTGGAGAAACTACAACTACAACTCTTGTAGACGATAATATTGCACCTGATTTTTCTAGAACACCACCAATACATGAAAATGATTTTGTAGGTACTGGTAATTATCCGGGTGCTGTATCTTATTTTGAACAACGCAGAGTATTTGCAGGTACAAATAATGCACCACAAAATATATGGATGACCAAATCTGGTACTGAAAGTAATATGTCATTTGGATTACCAATACGAGATGATGACAGAATTGAGTTTAGAGTTGCTGCTCGTGAAGCAAATACTATTAGGCATATTGTTCCATTAACAAATTTACTTATGCTTACTGGTTCAGCAGAATGGAGAGTAACTTCTGTTAATAGTGATGCAATAACACCTACATCTATATCGGTAAAACCTCAATCATATGTTGGTGCGAACAATGCACAGCCAGTAATTGTTAATAATAGCTTGGTATATGGTGCTGCTCGTGGCGGTCATGTAAGAGAACTAGGTTATAACTGGCAAGCAAATGGATTTATTACAGGTGATTTATCTCTTCGTGCGCCACATTTATTTGATAATTTTACGATTGTAGATATGGGTTTATCAAAATCACCAATACCTATTGTATGGGCAGTAAGTAGTAACGGTAAATTGTTAGGTCTTACTTATGTACCAGAACAACAAATAGGAGCATGGCATCAACATGATACGGATGGTTTGTTTGAAAGTGTAGCTTGTGTATCTGAAGGGAATGATGACGTTACATATTGCGTTGTAAAAAGAACTATAAATGGTGCAAGCAAACGTTATGTAGAACGCATGGGTACAAGGTTATTTGCAACTCAACGAGATAATTTCTTTGTAGATGCAGGTGCTACATACAATGGCACAAATACAAACAATTCAAGAAACGTAACTATATCTGGCGGTACAAACTATACAAAAGGAGAAATCGTAACAGTTACCACTAATTACAATTTATTTAACGCACCACCTAGTGTTGCCGATGTAAATGATGCAATAGTTTTAGTTGATGGCAGTACTCTTTATCGTCTAACCATTCTTGGTACGTCAAGTCAAACAGTTGCAACTGCAAAATTAGATAAAGATTTACCTGCATCTTTGCGTAATACAGGTTTAACTTCTTATGAAGTCGCAAGAAATGTTATATCAGGTATTTCTTGGTTAGAAGGAAAAACAGTAAATATTTTGGCAGATGGTGCAGTACATCCACAAAAAGTAGTATCTAGTGGTTCTATTACGTTAGATCGTGCAGCTAGTGTTGTACATCTTGGTTTGCCTTATGAAAGTGATTTAAATACATTACCTATGGCGTTACAAGTAGAAGCTTTTGGGCAAGGTAGGGTTAAAAATATAAATCATGTATGGCTAAGAGTATTAGAAAGTTCTGGTATTTTTGCAGGTCCTAGTGCAGATAAATTAGTAGAAGCAAAACAACGTACAACAGAACCATATGGATCTCCACCAGATTTAAAAACACAAGATATAAAAATAATGCTTACACCTCAATGGCAAGATAACGGTCAATTGTTTGTACGACAAACTGACCCATTACCATTAACAATTGTTGGTTTAACATTAGAAGTAGCTATGGGTGGATAGTGTGACCGTAAACAGATATCATGTAGTTATACTAAAAAAATAAAGAAGCGTTGCAGTTATGTCCACATGGCAAAAATATAAGGCATTAGGTAATTTAGAAAAATTTGGCGTAGCTATGGGTGCAGCAGGTGCGCTAGGCGGTGCTTATGGTGCATTTGCTGGTGCTAGGTCTGAAAAACTTAGAACAAAAAGTTTAGCATTACAGCTTAAGCATAAAGAAGACATGATGCGGTTTAATATAAAACAAAATGAAAGTCAGGCACAATGGTTGAATCAAGTATTTAATAAGCAATATCAAATAGCAACATTAAAACAAGGTAATAAAAAATCAACAGCAAAAACTTCATTTGCTGCTAGAGGAATACAAATGGGAGTAGGAAGTACAAAAGATGTCTTTGTTAGTTCTGAAGTACTAAACGCTGTAGAAAATCTAACTATGAATTCAAATAAAGTGCGAGCGATAACAAATCAACGTCTAAAGGGTGTAGGTATGGGAATCAAGGCAGATATGACAGGGCTAAGTGCAGATTTTAAAAATATGACCGCAGCTTCTATAGATCCATTTATGAGTATGACTAGTAGCTTTATGTCAGGTAGTTCTAATTTTATATCTAACCTTCCTGAATCATTATTAACTAAATAAATCATGGTTAAACAAGTACCTGTTACAACAGAATTAAGTCAGACTTTAAATACAGGTTCGGCAGTACAGTTTACTGGTGGTCAAGTAGACCCGATGGATAATAAAATGCCCGGCCAGATACGAAAGCAATCTACTGCTATGTTGCGGATGCAGAAGGCTTCACAGGTATTAGCAGATCAATTAAATGACGCAGAAGCAACTAAACTTTATAACGAATTTGCTCCAGAGCTACAAACTAATCACAATGCATATACAGACCTAACTGGTTTTGATGCTGTAGCACCTATTCCACCAGATGAAGAAGGTGGTGACTATGGAAATACACTTGATGTATATAAAAATACAAACTTAAAAAATTTAGAAGAAAAATACTTAAAGAAAGCAAGTAACGGAAGCGTTAGGTCTATGTTTAAAGCTAAAGCTCATCAGGCTATAGCAGACTCGCAAGAAAAGATGGTTCGACATTCTATCGAACAGCAAAAGATAGGAGCTACAAATGTATTAAATGATCATCTTACAATAACAAAAAGAGAGATTATTAATGACTTTAAAAACTACGACAAAGAGGGAAGTGTATACCAAACAAGAAAGTTTGTAGGAATGTCATTAATAGATGAAATAGCAATGGTTAAAGGTTGGAACATTGATCCAACTAAAGGCCGTGTTAGCTCTAATTATTTAGCGTTGAGGAGTGCATATTTGCATGAAATAGGTAAAGGTGTAATAGATATGATGGGCAAACATTTACCAAAACATAAAAAAAACGAAGCGATTAGAAAATATATAGACACATACCGTACGGACCTTGGTGAAAAAACCGCAGATAAACAATTAGAAATTAATGAAAAAGAAGGCAAATTAAATAAAGTTAGTGCGTGTGTAGAAGCAACTTTAAAAGATAACGGCAACATCAATGATGGCAGCTTTCTAAGTGCAGCAAATAGGATGAATTGTTTATCTAGCAGTAATTCTTTTGATAACGGCAAAGGTGTTTCTACTAACCAAGGTCTGCATAGTGACAAAGTTAATACTGACGAAACAACCATAACTGACAATATAGAGTTTGCAGAACAATTAATAAATACAGAATCAAAATTCTATAAACCAGACTCTGAGTTAAATGGCACTTTACTTGATCAACATAAGCCAACCCATATGTTTGCTGCTCTTCATTTTGGTGTAGCAAAAGCTGATTCGTTATATACAAAAGCAAAATCACAAATAGATATTGATCCGAAACAATTTAAGAATAATCCTGTATATGCAAAAAATATAAATAGTCAAATAATTACTAACTACAAGAAACTTCTTATTGAAGAAGCTAATAAAGAATTTAAACCAGAAATAGTAAGGCTAGAAAAAGAAATAAAGAAATTGGAAGATACCCCTAATCTTTATACAAAACCTTTTTCAAGCCTAGGTCCAATTCCGGGTACAGATGATTATGAAAAATCAAATAAAGATGAAAAGAAAAAAAGAAAAATAAAACAATTAAAAAATCAGTTAAAGATCGCAAAGGTAGAAGATCCCGGATTTTCGGATAAAATTGTAAATGACTTAGATATTTTAGAAGGAGAGATTGATTATGATTATGATCCTCAAATTACAAAAGAATTAGAAATAGATGAAGTATCAGGTTTACAGCCTTTAAATGTATTAATACGCAAGTTACAAGCAACAATTAAAGATCCAGAAGCATTACAAACTGCGGTAAAAGAGTTAAAAATCAAACACGATGAGATTACTAAAACAAGCAATGAAGTTTACGATCAAGATTTTAAAAAGGCTAAAATCATATCGTTTGCCAAAGAAGGTGGATACAACGACCTAGCAGCAAATGGTATTAACATAATTAATTTCAAGGAAGAAGATCAAAAAATATTGAAGAATGGACAACCAGAAAAATCAGATATAGATACATTAATAATGTTAGGGAAAAATCCAGAGGAACTAAAAGATAACTTAAATAAATACGATTACAAATTAAATAAAAAAGATTTTATGGCATTAGAAGATTATGCTGCTAAAAAATTAGACACTCCAGAAAAAATTGCAGCAGTAAAAATTGAAACTGATATGCTTGACATGGAATTAAAAATAGCAGGTTTTTATGAAGATATTAATGATGACAAAAAATCAGATAAAGAGACTAAACAAAATTATTTAGAAATTAAAGAGGAATGGAGAAAAAGAATAGATGAAGCACAAATAGATAATGGTGGTAAAACAATAGGTCGTGAAGCCAAGCGAAAAATATTAAAAGAAATTTTAAATGACCAAGTATTAACTGGAAAAACTACAGATAAATTCTTAGGTATATTTGGCGGTAAACCTGAGTTCCAACCTCTCAGCACAGTTAATCAATATAAAGGTAATGATGACCTGCCAACTACAGATGTAATGGTATTTGGAGAAAAAGTTAGATTAAGTAAAATACCTGAGTATCAAAGAATAAATATTATAAGAGAATTACAAAGAATTAATAAACCAACTACTGAATATAATATTGCTGAATATTGGGTTCGTGCAGGTAAATCAACGGCTACAAATGAAGCAGAACAGCTTATTTTTATAGCCAACAGAGATGCAAAAAATACTAATAAAAAGACTGAGGAATCAGAAAATGAGACACCTTATATGCCATATTTTAACTTGCCTATTTAATGACTAATATTTACGAACAACTTTCTAACGAAGATGAAGCAAATGCAAATGCAAATGCAAATGTTTCTAGTGAAAACACAGACAATCAAATCCAAGAATCTGGTCTAGATATTTATAGGCAAATTAGTGAGCAAGACAACAAACTTGCAGATTTGCGTGTAAAGAGTTCATTACGAGCAGTAATGGACAAAGACCCCGGAATGGTAGGCGAAGGAATGATCTTGGCAAGAGAATTAGGTTTAGATGAAAGGTTTGCTTTAGATAGCGATGAAGCTGTAAGACTTTTGAGAGAAAGAAAAAGAATGATAGATCTTGAAAATTTACAGTTAGCTAAACACAGTCCAGTATTAATGCGTCAGTTAACTGATCCTAAATTTGCTGCTTTAGCTCACGACAATATAAATAATTTATCTGCTCATGAAAGTTTATGGGACGGTATCATTTCAGCACCAGAAGACGGTTGGCAAGGTATACGCAAAGGTGTTTTAAGCAGAGAAATGGGAATGATTGCTAATAGATTAAGAAAAGGGCGAGTGCCACTTATTAGTACAAAAGATGGTTTTGATTTAGATTATGTTCCGACAGAACAAGACCTTAAAGATTTTGAAAGACTTAAAAAGATTGAGGAAGAAATAGCTAGATACGATGCAGATGGTGTCGGACTTGTAGAAGGTACTGGTTATTTTGTTGGTCAATATGCTTCTTCAATTCCAGAAGCTGCTGCACTTGGTCTTGCAACGTGGAAAGCAAAAACTTGGCTTGGTACAAAAATAGGTACAGCAGGTGGATTTTTTATTCCTGATGGACCAATAATGGTTGGTGGTGAAGCTGTAGGAGCTTTTGTAGGTGGAACTATTGGTAATTTCGTAGGCTTGTTTACTGGTTGGAATATGTTTGCCAATAAATTAACTTATGACACTTTCAAAATAGAAGGCGGTCATTCATGGTTAGAGCTTCGAGAGAATGGATATAGTATGGAAGACGCAAGATTAAGATCAAATGCTGTCGGTACAGTTAATGCTGCTATAGAAAAAATTGGTTTTGGGTTGATTGGAGGTCCATATAGCAAAACATTTGGTGCATTAAAAGGATCTCTTGCACGTTCTGGTTTAGCAAAGACACCTTTTGTTAAAAGAATAACTAGACAATTTGTAAAAAATGCACTTAGTAGACAAGGTAAAGAACTTACATGGAATGCAATTGCATTGCAATTTGCTAAAGATTACGGAATACTTCTTAGCACCGAAGTAGGTCAGGAAATGTTGCAAGAAGCAGTAGCAATAACAGCAAATAATTTAGGTGCAGATGACGGTGTAACTACTTATAGTGCCGAAGAAATAGGAGACAGAATATGGATGACAATGACGGAAACCTTTAAAGGAATGATTTTGTTTGGTATGGTTGGACCGGGTATAACTTTAAACAGCAATAGAATAAAAGCAAACAAGGCTCAAAACAATACAGCAGTTCTAAATAAAATAATTGAAATATCTAAAGATGACGCAACAAAAAAAAGAGATTCAAAACAATATCAGGATTATGAGCAAGAGCTAGGTAATAAAGCAGGTATAACAGATTTTTATTTTAATGCAGATGTTTTTCAACAACAATTAGATAACTATGCGATTACAGATGAACAATTAGAATTGTTTTCTCCAGAACTTGTTAAACAATTAAAAGATGCAAGAAAAGAAGGTTTAGTAGGTAAAGTAGTAAAAGTACCAACAGGACAATATTTAGCAGAAATAGCTAATACAGAATTAGGTAATGCATTATTTCCACATTATAAAGAAAGTCCAGACGAGTTTAGCCAAACAGAAATGGTGCAATTTTATAAAGACCAACCACAACTTGTCGCAGCATATAAAGATTTATTTAATCAAAAAGCAGATGACCTTAAGCAATTTCAAAGAGAGTCAAGGTCAATTAAAGCACAGATAAAAAAACAATTAATTGCTGCTGGTATAGAAAAGGGAGAAGCTGCCTACATGGCTGCTTTACCGCAAATGTTTGCAGCTACTTATTCTAAAGCATTAGGTATATCACCATTAGAATTTTTAAATAGATTCCAATACAACATAAAAGGGGAACAAGATATTAAATCTTTTAGGAAGCAATTCTTTAACCAAAACGGCAGTATAAAAACAGATTCACAATTGTTTAAAAATTGGTTTAGGAAATCTAAGTTAGTCAATCCTGATGGTACACCAATGGTGTTGTATCACGGAACAACAGACAGCATCCAAGAATTTGATTTAGATCATCAAAATAGACTAGATTCTGGATATTTAGGCACGGCTATATACCTTACTCCTGATAAAGGTTTTGCAAAAATATATGCTGATATTAAAAAATCTAGATTTAAGAAAAAAACAGAAGATAAAAAAATCTTAGAGTTATATGTACGTTTAGAAAATCCAAAAATAGTTAATGTTAATAGCGATGTTAAAGCAAAAAATAAAAATGGTGGTAGGGCAGCAGCAGATGGGTATCGAGAACAATTAATCGCAGAGGGACATGATGGTGTCATCATGAAAAATGATTCTGGAGAAATAGTTGAAGTAGCTGTTTTTGATGGGAATGCTGTTAAGTCAGTAGATAATAATGGCAACTGGTCTAACGAAGTAAATAATTTATATCAACAGCAACCATTGGTAACCTTTGAACAGAAAGGGAAACAAGAGCAAGGTAAGCCAGTACCACAGGCTGTATTCCAGATAGCAAATATTGTAGAAAATTTTGATTTTGCAAGTAGCAAGCCTTTTAAAACTATTAAAGATTTTAAAGTTGAAATACAAAATCGAGTAAATAAAGAAGCCAAAAAGGAAGGGGTAGACCTATCAAAGTTCACAGTAGAAGTAGAAAAATATTTAGTACAAACATTATTAGCAGATGCTCAATACGCATTAAAAGAAAATCCAAATGCAATAGGTTGGTACAACGAAAAAGTTACAAAAGCTAAAAGATTATTAGCAAAGGTACATCCAGAATTGACTACTGACGCAGCATCAAATTTTGCTTTTACTTGGGCATTGGCAACTTCATCAAATGGTATAAACGTAAATAAAAATTTTGAACTTGCAGAAGATATTTACAGTTATTGGAAACAAAATGGTAAGTTCCCAGTACCTTTTGGACAAGGTAAAGCAGGTCGTGCAATGACAAAAAGTTTTAAATTAATAAATGAATTAATTGAAAAAAACGGTATAGAAGACGTTGAAAAATTTATGAGTACAACACATACAGTTAAAGAAGTAGAAACATATACAGGTGTAGACATTAGTGATTTTGGTAAAACTGAAATAGTATATGGTGCTGCTGTAATAGGACCTAAAATTGGTAATGGATTCTTTGCAAATTTATATGGAAATTATGAGCAATTGACTCTAGATAGATGGGCTATGCGTACATGGGGTCGCATGACAGGTACGTTAGTTGAGGACAAAACTAAGCAAGCTAGAACTAAACGTGACCAATTAAAACAATATATAAAAGCTTTAACTAAAGAACAAAAAAAAGCATTTGAAACAATTCTTGGAAGAAAACTTACTTTAGGTGATTTAGATGCGGTTGCAAAAAAAATAGAAACCAAGACAACTGTACCTGCAAATCGTGATTTAATGGCAGAAATATCTTTAATTAAGCCAGACAACAATGTTGCAGACACAATAACAAACATTAAAGGTAAACCTATAAAAGGTGAGCTTAGAGTAAGTATTGGAGATGAAATACGCAAAGCAGGTAATTCATTAGCCGGTTATTTAGATGGTCAAAAAGAAAAACCTAAAGGACCACCAGAAAGAAGATTTATAGAAAAAGTTTTTGGACAAGTGTTACCAATAATGCAACAAAATAATCCAGATTTAACAATGGCTGATTTACAGGCATTGATGTGGTATCCAGAAAAAAAATTATATGATACTGCAAAACTTAAGGAAGAAGTAGTAGAAACAGGTTACGAAGATAACGCAGCACCTGACTATGCCAATGCTGCTGCGTCTTTAGTTGCTACAATGGGCATATCAGAAGCGGACATTCAATCTACATTACAGGAGGTAGACAATGAGTTATCAATACAATCCGAGGAGCAATCAGGAGACACACAACGAGATGTTGGAGGATCTGGACAGATACGAGAGGCTGATACTTTCCAACAACAAGGAAAACGAGACACAAACATTGACGAAGCCACAGGACTCCCCATCAACCCAGATGGAACTGTCACCGTCTACCACCACACCGACAGAAAATCAGCAGAACAAATTAAATCAGAACGTAAACTCAGAAGTGCTGGAGAACCTGATGTCTACGTTACCACCAGAGCTATCGCAGATACTGGCTATGGCAATACAGCAGTTGCCATTAGAGTCGACCCTTCTAGACTTAGTCTCGATGATGAATTCCCTAACGGACGAAGAGATTACAGACTCTCAGTTGGAACTGCTGGAGGCTCTGTTCAAGTAAAAGTAGGAGAATATAACGAAACTCAAGCACTAAAAACAACAAGAGCAAATTTAGAAAAACAAGCTAAGTTAGATCAGATATTAGACAACATAAGGAAAGGCAATATAAATGAAGAATCTATAAATAGTCCTGATACAATTAGCACTACAGATTTAAAAAGAATTAATGCTCTTACTGGATTAACTAGATTTCCACCGGGGAAAGAAACTGAAAACGCAACTAAAAGAAAAAGACAATGGCGAGAAAAAACTGCAAATATGTCAGATGCAGAAGCTGATGCTTACTTTGCTTTATCTGAAAAAGAAAAAACAGAAGTAAAAGAAACTTATTTTGCTTTAAAAAATTTGGAAGAAGGTGGTGGACTTAGACAGCAATCATCGGAAGGTGCAAGAGGACAATTTGAACCAACGACATTAACAACAATACTTACACAAAAAGCAGACTTCTCTACGTTTGCACATGAGACAGCCCATTATATGCTGACCGTTTTAGAAAATATAGTTTCTGAAGGTAATGCACCTGCGGAATTAATTGCTGATTTTGAATCGTTATTAAAATTTTGGGGTGTTAAAGATTTAGAAACTTGGAAAGGATTTAATTTAGAACAGAAAAGAAAACATCACGAAGCGTTTGCATACAATTTTGAACTGTATTTATTTCGTGATGCAAAGGAAAAACCGCCAAGTACAGATAAAAACATAATTAAGCTGTTTAGAAAATTTAGTAATTTTATTAAAGAAGTTTATAAAGATGTAAGTACAAGATTAAATGCACTATATAAGCGTGAAACTGGGGAAGATTTACCAATTCTTACAAATGAAGTAAGAAGCGTAATGGATCGGATGTTAGCTACTAATGAACAAATTGTTCAAGCGGAACAGATATATGACCTAAAGGCCTTGTTCCAGACCCAAGAACAAAGCGGAATGAGTGATGCTGAATGGGCAGAATATACAGCAGCATTGCAAGAGGCAGAAGAAGAAACATTAGAAATAATGACACAACAAAGCATGAAACAAGTGCGTTGGGTAAGAAGAAAAATGCCAAAAATTCAAAAAGAATTAGATAGGAAGATTGCAAAAATTCGTAAGAAAGTAGAAGCAGAAGTAACTTCGGAGATAGAGCAACAGCCTATTTATAGGTTGGTATCATATTTAAAACGTGGTGTACTTATTAACGAAAAAGGTGAAAAAAATAAACTTGAAAAAAGTTATAAAATATCTGTAGAAAGTATTAAAAATCTTATACCTTTCTATGATGAAGAGTCATTAAAACTAGAAATACAACAATTGCGTAGACAGCGTTTGGTGGCAAAAGAAGGAATGTCAGTCCAATTAGTTGCGGATATGTTTGGCTTCAAAGATCCATCAATAATGATAGATGCATTGTTGGAATTGCAGCCAATAGAAGACGCTATAGCAGAACGTACAGATCAACGTATGTTGCAAGAGCATAGTGATTTAGTTGATCCAAGGCAGTTAGAACTACAAGTAATAGACGCTATTCATAACGAAGCTAGAGCTAGGTTTGTGGCCGTAGAATTAAACACACTTTCTAAAGCTATGCGTCCAGTACGTTATCAAGTCGCTGCTGCTAGACAAGTTGCACAGGATATTTTGGCAGATAAGAAATTATCAGACATAAAACCGTCAGAATTTACTCGTGCAGAAGCAAGAGCATTAAAAAAAGCAGAAGCAGCTATGAAAAAAGGTGACACACAAGCAGCCATGAAAGCAAAAAGGGCGCAACTTTTAAATAATCAATTAGCAAAAGAAGCTATCGAAATACATAAAGAATATGACAAGGCAACAAAGTTGTTTGACAAATTCTTTGGTAAAGATGACAAATTATTTAAAAGTCAGAATCCAAGAAATTCAGAGTTAGTAAGTGCAGGTCGAGTTATTTTGGCTTCATATGGTCTTGGTCCAAGAGTACAAGACATAAATGTATTTACAGAAAATTTAAGAAAATATGATGCCGAATTGTATGCAGAATTAGAACCAATGATTTTGGATTCACAAGCAAGTCAAGGACAGAAAGATCTTAAAGATCTAACATACGAAGAATTTCAAGGTATAGATGATTTAATGAGGTCTTTATGGCATCAATCTAGACGAGTAGAACAGGTAAGAATTGAAGGTGAATTGTTAGATTTGCAACCTATAGTTGATACATTGGTTAATCGCATGGACGTAATAATTCAAAGAAATGCACGTTTAAGTGCATTAGAAGAAACACCAATTGGAACTACACAAGCCGTATCAAAAGGATATATAAGAAACAAATTCTTTTTAGAGTGGGGTGCAAAATTTACACGGATGGAAAGTTGGGTTGACAGGATGGATGGTGCTACAGGAATTAAAGAAGGATTAGGATCAGCAGTATTAGAATTAGAAGGCGGTAAGTTAGGTGATTTTTATAATACTTTATGGTTTCCAATAAAATCAGCATTAGATGAATATCGAGTACAACAAAAAATATTTACAAAACAATATGCAGAATTAGTTGCTTCTGTTGATTTTGGTGATGCAAAAATAACGGCTAATGAATTTGCCTTAGTTAGTGAAAATTCTAAAGCATATACTTTCGGAACAGAGAGTAATGGAAGAGGAAAAGTGGAATTATTAGGGGCTATGTTGCATACAGGTAATGACAGTAATCTTAAAAAATTATTATTAGGAAGAGGATGGGGTTCGTTAAACGAAGACGGCACGTTAAATAGAACACATTGGGATGCGTTTGAAACACGAATGAAGAACGAAGGTATTTTAACTTTAGACGATTATAAATTTATACAGGCAGTATGGGACTTAAATGAAAAGATGTTACCTCTTTTGCAAAGAGCGCATAGAGATACTGAAGGATATTATTTCAAAGTAGTTAAAGCAAAACCTATACTTAATAGATTTGGTGAATTTAGAGGAGGATATGTACCTGCAAAAGGCGATCCTTATATGACAGATGTTGATATTAAAGAAGAACTAAGTGTTTTAAAACGTGAATTTAAAAATTCATTACCGAAGGTCGAAAGCGGTATGACTAAAGAACGTAATGAAAGATTTTATCAGCCATTGTCATTGCATTTAGGTTACATGACAAAACATATTGATGACACCTTGCGTTATGCCTATGTACAACCAGTATTGCAAGACACTTTAAAAGTTGTAAACAATAAGGAATTTACAAAACAATTAGCAATTATAAATCCTGTTATAAAAGATGAAATGATAATTCCTTTTTTACAGACAGCAGCTAGTCAGAAAACGTATTCCCCTTCTGGATTTGGTGCAGGTTTTGACAGAACTCTTTCCACTCTTAAACGTAATGCAGGTCTTGGGATTATGTTTTTCAATCTTAGCAACGCATTCCAACAGCTTACAGGTCTATTCCCTGCTCTTTTAAAAGTCAAATCTAAACATTTAAGAAATGGTTTAATTACATATATGAGAGACAGAGAAGGAACAAATCAAAGGATTGCAGAAATGTCACCATTTATGGCCGACAGACAAAAGAATTTAATATTTGATGTACAAGATCAATTAAATGAATTACTTATTAATCCCAATAAATTTGAAAAGATGCAAGCTTGGGGAAAACATCATGGATATTTCTTGCAACAGACATTCCAAGGGATAACCGATTCCATTGTCTGGATGGGAACTTACAACCAAGTTCATGAAAGTATGTCTAAAGATATGAGTGATGAAGCAGTTATGAAAGAAGCAATAAAACAAGCTGACGCAAATGTCCGTTTAACACAAGATAGTTTGTTGCCAGAAGATAGAGCAGCATATCAAAACATGAACCCAATAGTGCAGTCAGTAGCACAGTTCTCTGGATATTTTAATATGATTGCAAATTTAGGTTTTACTCAATATAAGAAATTGATGAGAGATGATTTAGGTTTTAAAAATAAAGGTAAGAATACAGAACAAATAGTATACGCTTATTTTTACGCTGTTATACTCCCTGCTGTTATTGCAGGTCTTATTATGCGTGGTTTGGGCGGACGAATAGAAGACGAAGACGAAGACGGATATTTACATGACGATATGCTTAAGGCAGCTATTGGAGACATTGCCAGTTACACAGCAGCTTTAGTTCCTATAGGAGGTCAAGCCGTTATGATCCCATTTAATTCTGTAAATGATATTCCTTACGATGACACAATCGTATCAAGTCCCAGTATTGAAGCATTAGAAACTTCATTGAAATTAATTCCTTCACTTGGAAAAACGATATTTACAGATGGTGATTTTAAAGGAAGACAAATTAGAGATATATTTTCATCAGTTTCAATAACTAGTGGTATACCAGTTACACCATTAGGTAAAACACTTGGTTACTTAAGAGATATACAGCGTGGTGAGGTAGAACCTAAAGGACCACTTGATTTGATCAGAGGAATAGTTACAGGTAAAGCAGGTGCAAGCAAGAAATAAAGGTGTGACCGTAAAGCAAAGAGTAGTTGGTAAGCTAAATAAGATAGTGAAAATGTCTAGTTAATGACGATAAATTCGACTACACGAAAGACGAATGCGTTAGTGGGAAATGGTAATACTGCTACATATCCTTTTGCGTTTAAAGTTTTTACAGATGCAGATGTCGTTGTTAAAAAACTAGAAGCAAGTACCAGTATAGAAACAACCTTAACTCTAGGTACTAACAATGATTATATAGTTACTTTAAACACAGACCAAAACGGCAATCCCGGTGGAAGTATAACCTTAAAATCAGGTGGTAATAATCAAAATTTAGCTAGTGGATTCAGTATTGTTATTACGTCTGCTGTAACACCACTACAAGGTACAGATCTTACAAACCAAGGAGGATTTTTCCCAGAAGTAATAAACGATGCTTTAGATAAAGCAACAATTTTACATCAGCAACAACAAACAGAACTAGATCGGTCTATAAGATTTTCATTAACTAATACTATTGGTAGTTTAGAAATTACAGAGAATGCAGCGGCAAGAGCAAATAAAGTTTTAGCCTTTGATTCAGCAGGTGAATTTGAAATCTTACAAGAGCTAGGGACATATAGAGGAAACTGGGCTGCTAGTACTGCATATGCTGTAAGAGATCTTGTAAAAGATACATCGACAGGGAATATCTTCTTTTGTAATACAGCACATACATCTTCTGGCGCACAACCTTTAACAACCAATACGCATTCAGCTAACTGGGATTTAATAGTAGATGCAGCAACAGCTACTACGTCAGCAACCAATGCTGCGTCATCGGCAACAGCGGCAGCATCAAGTGCTACTACAGCAACTACTCAAGCCAATACAGCAACTACTCAAGCTACAACAGCTACAACTAAGGCATCTGAAGCAGCAACGTCCGCAACCAATGCAGCTACTAGCAATACAAATGCAGGTAATTCGGCAACAGCGGCAGCATCTAGTGCGACTAGTGCAGCCAGTTCTGCCACGACAGCTACAACTCAAGCGAGTAATGCTTCTACTTCTGCAACCAATGCTGGTAATAGTGCAACGGCTGCTGCATCTTCCGCAACTGCTGCATCAGGTTCTGCGTCTACTGCGTCAACACAAGCGACCAATGCTGCGTCATCAGCTACTGGTGCTGCTGGTAGTGCAACGACTGCAACAACCAAAGCAAGTGAAGCTGCTACAAGTGCGACTAATGCTGCTACGAGTGCGACTTCCGCAGCGACTTCTGCTGCATCTGCTTTAGCTGCGTTTGATAATTTTGACGATACTTACCTCGGTGCAAAGTCTAGTGATCCTACTGTAGATAATGACGGTGATGCATTAACTGGCGGTGATTTGTATTACAACACCACAGCAAATGTAATGAAAGTGTACACAGGCTCTGCTTGGGTTACTGCATATGTTCCCGGTGATGCTGCAAATATTACTTCTGCTGCTACTGGTGATATAGCGGCAACTAATGTACAAGCTGCATTAGCTGAATTAGATACTGAGAAAGTACCAAAAACTGGAGCAACTGGTTCAGCCAAGCTTCCATCTGGTACGACTGCACAGAGGGATGGCAGCCCGGCAGTAGGTATGCTGAGACACAATAGTCAATTAAATGCCTTTGAAGGATACAATAATGGTGCTTGGGGTTCTATTGGTGGCGGTGCTGCTGGTGGTGGCGGTGATGAAGTGTTCTTTGAGTCAGACCAAAATGTAACGACCAATTACACATTATCGGCAAATAAACACGCCCACACCGTGTCCCCTACAATTAATAACGGAGTCTCAATTACTGTGCCATCTGGTGCAATATTAGTTATCTTATAGTTATGCCAATAGCAATCAACGGGTCAGGAACAGTTACAGGAATCTCGGTAGGAGGTTTGCCTGACGGAATAGTAGATACTGATATGCTTGCTGCAAATGCTGTAGCAACTGCAAAGATAGCGGATAATGCAGTTACAGATGTAAAAGCAGGAACCTTAAACGGTATTGTAAAAGCATGGGTAAACTTTAATGGAACAGGAACAGTAGCAATAAGAGATCATTACAATGTCAGTTCAATAACTGATAATAATACTGGAACTTATACTGTAAACTTTGATACTGATTTTGGGTCAGTTAATTACGCTGCTGTTATTTCTTGTGGAAATTCTTCTAATTCATCATCACCTAGAGGATTTGAAACTGTCTATAACTATCAAGCTGGTTCTGTAAAGTTTGATTGTAGAGATGAAAGCGGTAATGAATCAGACCCATCAGTAGCTTGTTTAATTTGCGTAGGAGATCAATGAGTAAAATTATTTATACAAATTCAGATGGTTCAGTTTCTATTATACATCCAACAGGAGATGTTAATAATGCTATAAAGGACGTTCCAAGCGGTTTATCTTATGAAATTGTAGAAGATTCTGCAATACCAACAGATAGATCGTTTCGTAATGCTTGGAAGCAAAATAGTAAAACTATAGAAACAGATATGGCAAAAGCCAAAGAAATACATAAAACAAATATTAGAAATGCAAGAACACCTAAACTTGCAGAACTTGATATTGAATTTCAAAAAGCATTGGAGACATCAGCTAGTACTACTGATATAGTTAGTAAGAAGCAAGCATTAAGAGATGCACCTGCTGATTCTGCTATAGCGTCTGCTGATACAGAAGCCAAGTTAAAAGCACAATGGAACACATCTATTCTTGGTACTTCCCCTTATAGTTAATTATGAGCAAAATATCACTCAAACACTCAGGCGGTAATGTTGTTTCACTCAACTCACCAACCAACGCTCCAAGTTCCGCAGACGTAGCATTTAAACTACCAAATGCTGATGGGAGTGCAAACCAATTATTAAAAACTGACGGATCTGGAAACCTTGGATGGGCAACAGATCAAGGCGGTAAAATTCTTCAAGTACAATCAACTACAAAATATGATACTTTTAGCACTACACAAAATAAAGGAGATATAACTGGTACAGATCAAAATGGTAGTGGTTCTGTCTGGTGTGTAAAAATTACACCATCTGCAACTACAAGTAAAATACTTGTTCAAGCAATGGTGACAGGTACTCATACATCACATCATGGAGGTATTTGGCTATTAAGAGATTCTACAGATATAGCTAAATCGACATACACAGGTGGAGGAACATTAGCAACAATGAAAATGGGTGTAAATCATGGAACTAGCGGTGGAGGAGAACACGTTTTTACAACTTATCCTATTCTCTTTTTAGATTCTCCTAGTTCAACAAGTGAACTAACTTATAAAGTTCAATGTGGAGATGGTAATGAAGGTGGAACAACTTATATAAACCGAGCAGATACTCAAAGTAACTGGGCTGGAAGTTGGAAAGGTGTAAGTACAATAACAGTAATGGAGGTAGCAGCATAATGGCTATCTCTTATAATTAAGCTAAAACACTATGGCACTAGATCACGAAGCTATTTACAAAAGTCACCCAACAGTTGTTTCTATTGATGACTCTGCTGGTGCGTTTGATAAAGATGGTAAGTCTGTAACTCTTGAGCAAAGCAAGATAGATACTGCAAGAACTGAATTTAATACGGCTGCGGCTGCTATCAAGTATCAAACTGATAGAACAACTGATGGCTCTACAACCTATGCTTCTATAGGAGATCAGTTGGATATGTTATATAAAGATATAGTAGCTGGAACTGTTACTACTTCTGGCACATGGGCTACTCACATCAAAGCAGTAAAGGACGCTAATCCAAAACCATGAGTGAAATCAAAGTAAATTCGATAAAAGGGGTAGGAGCTAGTGCTGCTGCTATTACTGTCAACAATACTGATGGAACGTGTACTGCCAATATTACTAATAACCTAAGTAATCGTAATTTAATAATCAATGGAGCTATGCAAGTGGCTCAACGTGGTACGTCATCTACAGCAAATGGTTATGGAAGTGTTGATAGAATATCTCCTTATTCTGCTAACACAAGTGTCACTACAACTCATTCACAAGTAGCTGTAACAACTGGAGGTGCTTATGATGCTGGTTTTAGGAAAGCATTTCAAGTCACTAAACCTGCTGGTTCTGTGGCAGCAAATGGTCAGATAGCAATTAATTATTCTATTGAAGGACAAGATATAGTTAATTCTGGTTGGAAAATGACTGATCCAAATAGTAAATTAACTTTATCTTTTTGGGTAAAATCTAGTGTAGCTAATCATAATCCCACTTTTTATGTGCAAGCGTATGATACTCCTTCTGCTACACAATTTTTTAACGGTCAAGTTTCTGCTTTAACTGCTGATACTTGGACAAAAGTAACCACAGTAATTCCAGGTCATGCAGATATAGGAATAGCCAATGACAACACAAAAGGTTTGGTTATCGGATTAAATCCTTGGTATGGAACAGATTTTACAGATGCTGGTAATACAAATGGAGCGTGGACAACTTTTGGAACTAAGCCTGTGGATAGTACATGGCTTACAACAAATGGAGCAACATTTCAAGTAACAGGATACCAATTAGAAGTAGGCAGCGTGGCAACAGATTTTGAGCATTTAAGCTTTGGAGACACTTTGGCTAAGTGTCAGAGGTATTTTCAGGCTTATCCACATGACAACCCCACTTCTGCAAATGGAATACGATTAAATGGAGATTATTCTTCAGTCTTTCAAACACCTATGAGAACTACTCCAACAGGAACTGTTTTTGGTGTTGGTGGTATAGGTGGTAGTAATAGTGGTAAATATGACAAAGATGCTGTAGGTAATACAACTGCTGCTATAGAAACAAAAAGTTCTGGTTTTGAAATAGATACTGATGGGGGCGTAGGATTAGCTGCTGTTACTCTATCTGCGGAGCTTTAATTATGATTTTTACAAACGCAAAATACTCAGCAAGAAATGGAGTAAATTATGGTGTTCATGTAACAATAGATGGTGTTGTATCTTATGTTCCAATCAATGAACAAAATACTGATTATATAGAATTAAAAAAACAATTAGATGAAGGCACTATTACTATTGAAGCTGCTGATTAATTAACCTTATCTTGCATCTGCCTTGTCATTATCCCCATAGTGACGTAGAGAGGGGATAGACCTATAATTAGCAGTAATGTAGCGAATGTCATAACTGACATAGCTCTAATAATTGCAAATTTAATCATTTTTCTATGCTAAATCGTGTTTGTCAAATTTTGAGTATTGTCTCATTTGTAATGGTAACTTCTGTTATTGGTGGAGGGTACTTTGGTTATAAGTATGTAACGTCAGAACAGTTTAAAACAAAAATCATGAACTCTATACTTCGTGATGTTAAAGGTATGCTTCCAAATGTGATGGACAATGCCTTACCAAAAACAACAGGTAAATCAATACCTTTTTAAGTGGAAATACCTGAGATAAATATTCCAGATATACATATTCCTGAGATTCATATACCTTATACTTTTTTACCTAACTATGACCACTCAAATGTAGAGGTTATAGGTTGTACTTATTATCATCGAGATACAAAGAATACAGGCAATAGAAATTTATTAATAGAAGACCCTAAAGGTGTAAGTAGTAACTGTCCGTATCCAAGTTTTTATCCTTTAAATTATCAACCAGATCAACTTGTTATTGTTGAAGAAGCTGCACCAGTAGAACAAACACAACAACCTTTACCAGAAGGAAAACCTCCTAAAGCAGAGATACCAAAAGATAAAAAGAAAGAAGATATATATAAACCATGCCCACCTAAAAATGCACCTTACAGAGAAGGAGATTTCAAAAATGAGCTTCGGCTTGAAAGGCTGGTAAAATGGGAAAGAGACATATCAGATGGTTCTTGCAATGCGGTCTGGGAAAAAGTACCTTTCATCGACCAATACATCCCAACTCCTAGCGTGGTTGTTTCTACTGCTGTTATCGCTACTGTGGCTGCGACTACACCTGTTATTATCAACTTAATAAAACCTATAGTGAAAAACTTAATAAAGAAACTTACAAAGAAAAAAGACGTAAAATAATAATAATAATAAAAATAAAATTGATCTTTCTTCCTGATAAAAAATATTCCATCATTTATGCTGACCCTCCTTGGCAATATAAAAGAAATGGTGGTAAATCTGCTGAAAGTAAATATGATATAATGTCTTTAGAAGAGATAAGAAATTTACCTATAAACAATATTTCTGAAGATAATAGTCATCTTTATATGTGGGTTACAAATCCTTTTATTTCTGAAGGATTAGAAGTTTGCAAAAGTTGGGGGTTTGAATATAAAACATTATTAACTTGGGTGAAAACTTATAAAGATGGTAGTCCTGTTATGGGGATGGGATATTATTTCAGAGGTGCAACTGAACATATTATCTTTGGTGTTAAAGGCAAAAAACTTTGTAATAATAAAAATACAAAAAATATTTTTTATGGGACACAAAGACAACATTCAAGAAAACCTGATTTTATAAAAGATATGATCGTCAAATGTAGTGGTGATCTTCCAAGAATAGAATTATTTGCAAGAGAAGAATCACAAGGTTGGGATTGCTGGGGAAATGATACACAAAAATTCAATAAAAATGTTATGCAAAAAGAACTTATATTTAATAGTTAAAAGCAAGTTAAGATTTATTTTCTGTTTTTATTTCGTGCGTATGTGGGATAACTTGACCTGCTGGGACTGAAACTTTTATACCTTCACAAATACTTGCATATTTACCAGTAAACGTAACACCTAACTTAGCCTGCTCACCACATATTTTTAACCTAAACATAGCAGTCTCTAACTTAGTTTTTTCATATAACAACTCTTGATTTTTAATATTAATCTCAGATGCTTTATGACAAAGTTTTGGAGATCTGCCTAATGGAATATTTATCTGTGCTGAAATTCCATAATTAATATTATAATTATCCTTCTCAAATCTCGGTGTCTCCTGTATGTACTTAATCGCTCCAGTATTTTCATCGTAAATATTTTGTCTAGTTACTGTTTGTCTTGGAAGATTATATGTATGAGCATCTGTTACATAAGGGGTAATTGTTAGCGATGGGGAGGAGCAAACAATACCCTGACTCATTCTAAATTGAGGACTACTATTCGGCATTATTTGCGTTGCATTATTGTTAACTGTTCCTTGTGCTTGGCTACTGGGAGAAGCCACAGTTGTATTAGCTAAAACCCTTGCAGGGCAAAGGATTACAAGAATTACTGACCAAAGGTAGTTTCTACGGTGGTGGTAGTAGTTGTATTTATGGTGCGGTTTATTGTTGTTATTGTGTCGATTCCCGGTGTGATCATTGTTTCTACCAAGGAGAAAGGTTGACCAGAATTTACTATTTTCCATCTAGGCACACCTTCCAACGTAGGACTTGTATATGAGAAGTTAATCCCATTGACTGTCTGAGTGGCTTCTGCGGTGGGGATTGAGTTGATATAACCATTGGCATCATTACTTTCTATGTTCGTGCCTGAAACGCTTAGAGAGTATCCTGTGCGGTATTGATGACTCGTTATTGATTCCGTTATTACTGATTGGGAAGTGCTGTTTGTCGAAGAACTTCCTGTACGGAACGTTGGCACAATTGGGTTTGCAAGGATTTTGACAGGAAATAATATTATTAATAGCAGCCAAAGTTTAATCAATCTATGGTGATGGTTACTGTAGTGGACGCAACACAGCTAGAACCTGAACCAAAGGCACCAGAACACGTTGTAACACCTGACGATAAACTTGTCATAGCCCCAGAGCCTAAAGTACCTCCACTTCCTACAGTTGTTTGTCCTGACAAGTGTGGCAATGCTGCTATACCTGATGATGGTGTAACAGCAGAAGGAGTCGCATCGCCTATTGTTACCGCTTCAGTTAGTGAAAATGCACTCCCTGCTGTTGTGATAGCCTTATCAGTTTGAATTAAAGCTGGAACACCTGCGGTCAAACTTCCTACATTCAATCCTCCGATGGCACCAGAGGTACTTGAGCCACCAGACGTTACTGAAGGGGTGATATTTGACCCGCTAAGACTGTATGTAGTCCCCAACTTATTAGTAACGCTATAAGGCATATCAACAGTAATCTGTGCAGAGGTTGTGAACTTCTGAGTTATATCAGCATAAGCTGGGGCTGATAATAGAAATAGAAAAGGAAGTAATTTTTTCATGATTTTGTTTTCTTGTCTACAACTTCCGCACCAAGAATCTTGATGGGTGTTTCTATTCTAATAGTTTGATAGTTTCCTGACTGTGTAGCTAATAACGCTTCTACTTCTTTCTTGCTTAATGGTTTATCTTCTGGTTTAAACGTACCGTCACCTCTTTTTTTTGCACCTTCTAAACCAAAACTTGCTAACGCTCCAGTTAAAAGCGAAGCCGGAAAAGTTATATCTTTGGGTTCGTTACTATAACCGGGGATTGAAATGTAGTTTAAAGAAACTATAAATCCACTCCAAGCAACAACAACAAGCCTCACTACAACTGAGATAAATGCAAGTTGTTCTTCCTTATCCTCAATAGTTTCTTTTAATTTTTTTAGTGGTCCTTTTTTAATTTCTTCTGTCATAACTAAGATTTATTAGTCATACTATACATAAACACCTATTAAAGCAAATGCCTGAGATATATAGTGCATTAATTGGAGCAGCAGCTACTGCTTTAGTTATGGTTATATCTAACATGAGTAGTCGTAGAGAACGAGACATACGAGATATATACTTTAGATTAAATAAGTTATCTGAAGCAGTCAGTAGGATAGAAGGACAGATTCAATAATGTTTGCTATGTTTGGAAAAACTAACAAACTATGTACAAATTACTGAAGCCTATATTATTACGCTTCCTTACTACGACAGCTTGCAAAAGGTTAGTAGTGGATTTGTGTCGTGCTTTTGTAAAACAGACCTCAAATACATTAGACGATAAAGCAGTAGATCTTCTTGAGCAGCAATTGTTTCCCAAATTAAACTGATGGCTAAAGATAAATTTCTCAACATTGAAATAGAAGAACCACCTGTAGAGTTGCAGCTATCTGTGGAAATGCGTGTTAGAGAAGTTGAAAAAAGTGATGATTACGATGGAGTGAAAAGGTATTGTACACATTTAATACGGCATCAAATGAAACAAGATGTCTTTTTAGCAAGTTTATTAGGAAGAGTAGTAGAACTAGAGTGTTTATTGAGCAAAAAACAATTAAGAGAAGAACGTAAAACTATGGACAGAATTAAAAAATTCTTTCATAATTAAAAAGACATTTAAGGAGATTACTATGCCAAAAGGTAAAGGTACTTACGGAACTAAAGTTGGTAGACCACCAAAAAAAAAGTAAGTTAATTTAAATCCTAAAAATATATAACCCTAGATTGATAACAACTTGTGTCTTTCTAGGGTTTTATATTGTCCACCTAAAAAGGTATTTCATCTGTTGTTACTTTGGAATAACTGTTTAAATCATCATTGCCCTTATACGTTGGTGTATTAGGTGCTGGTTTTCCCGGTTGGTAATTATTATCCGCATCAAACATAGTTACCATTACTGCTGATGGATTTGGTTTGTCACTAAAATCAGGTAGCCCTGCTAAATTTACCCATCTATCAATAAGCATAAACTGTTTGCCTTGGTCATTTTCCATAATGACTCCAATGTTTTGCCAGTTTGCTTTGGGATTACCATCCCTATCTTTGTACTCTCGTGTCTTGACGGATAGGTTTTTGATTTTTCGTGCCATAAGGAATCTCCTGTAGTATGCGTATGCGGACAAAACCACCTAAGTAATTACTATCCATTGTTGAAATCACAGTATTAAACCGCTTATCATTTATTTTAAGTGCATCTGCTAAACCATCAATACCTGACTTCATTCTTGCAACAAGATTGTCACGATCATAACTTCTTCTGTCTGGTGGTATAAACGTCATTTCTAAAACTAATATTTCTGGTATATTTTCAGTTACCTCTCGATATTTTTTTAACTGTTCTTTCGATACACTAAAACAATCCTTTCTGTATTGCCTTTTTGCTTTAGCTACTACTGCCCAATGCTTCCTTGCGTTTGGTGATAGATCGGTTGGTGGCCAACCTAATACAACCTCAATCATTTTCTAACTCCGCAATTGCTTCTGTTAATCGGTCAAAATTAACCGCATAAAATCTTTCATCTAAATCTTCAAACCAAAATTGCCTGTCTAATTCTGCCAATTGGCATTTGTATTTTGCAATTTTTAAAATAGTTTGCTCTTCCAAAATTACTTGCTCCATAATTTAATTAATAACTCTAGTTCACGAATGCGAGCTTTTGCTGCATTTATTTTTTGTTGTGTAGTCATAAATTTTTTCTGTAAGAATCCCAGTTAAAACCAATTAATGCACCTCCGTTTTCACGCAGTCTATCCATGACACGCTCGCCAAGGTAGTCCGATAATTGTTCGCTAGGAATATTTGATAATAAAATTGAAGGCTTAAGTTTTTCATAGCGTTCATTTAGCACATCAAACAACTGTTGTTTTTCAAACTCTGACCCAAACTGCACACCTACCTCATCCAGTATCAACAAATCTGGTGATGCAAATGCATTAATAACATCGCTTTCTGTTTCTTCTTTTGTTCTCCAACTATCTTTAACTCTTCTGATTAGACGTTGTACGGTGACAAATACTGGTGACCGTTGTTGTTGCATAATGCTCAACGCAATGCCTACTGCCAAATGAGTTTTACCTGTACCCACTTTGCCAACAAAGATTGCAGAACGTCCTGTTTTTATTACTTGGTCAAAGTTTTCTGCATACTCTTTTGCAAAAGCTAATGCCTTCTTTTGACCACTCGTCTTTGCTACATAGCTATCTAATGTCCGATCTTTAAATCGCTCTGGTATAGCTGCACTACCTACTTTGGCTGCCCATCTACGCTGCTCACGTTCTATCTCTGCCTGCTTGTCACGCTTTATTTGTTCCTTCGCTTCTGCATCCCTGCGTTCAATCATGCACTTCGGACACTCTGTCCAATGCTCTCCAATGAAGTTTGTTGAAGTATAAGCAACATTATGCTTAGAACAAGTACGTTCCTCTGTTGGCCTGTCTTTGTTAATTAAATTTTCTAAACTCATATCTTTTGCACCCCCTCACCGTAGTTAGTTGTAGCAAATGACTTCTGTTCTTTAGAAATCCAATCACTTTTAAAACTTTGCCATCCTCTTGCTTGGCACATAATCAAAGCTTCCTCCAAACTAATTGAAGTTTTGCTTACTTCACTCTTGATTCCTTTAAAAGCAGTTTCTGTTAATGGTGCTTTCTTATTTTTTCTATGAACTAAGAAATCATCCCACGTTTTTTTAGTGACATTTCGTGGACGCTTTAGCGTCTTATTATTATATGTTTCTTGTTTATTGTTTATTGTTTCTTGTTTATTGTTTGGTTGAACGGTTGTTGAACTAGCGTTAGACCTAGCAAGAGCAGATGCCTTGCCTGCTCTAATCGCTGACTGTACCTTGCTTTGATACTTTTGTATTTCTTCATCAGCCCTTGGATTTGTCCATCCTTTACCAATTTCTAAAACAAAAAATTCATTCAAAACAGTTTCTACTTCTAGCACGTTATCCCTCATGTTAATCTTTCGTGCAACGATTGCCACATCCTCGTTCAACGTCCGTTCATGTAAGTAGTAGAGGTCTAGCAACCTTCGGTATGCTAAATCCTCCATGTCAGATAAGTGTTTGGTATGGCTTATGTAATCGCCAATATTGAAGGAGTAAAAATGCATTACTCCTCCTTGCGGTAGTTGTTTAAGACTTCTTCTTTGGCCTGTTCTGCACCTGCATCATCCATGCCAATTGAATCTCTTAATCTTGATAATGAATCTTTTGGTTCTGTTGATTGCTTGGCATTTGGTGTAACGTCTACAAAATTATCATCGTCTATTGATACAACAGAACTGATTGCATCATTCTTTGGTAGGCGTTTTGCAATACGATGAATAACAGTTTTCTTTGCCATCTGGTCAAACCATTTTACCCAAGGACTATGTGGTGATGAACTAGCTTTAGAAACTTGACGGCATTTATCTATTTCTGCCATGTTCATAACCTCGTAATATTCACCTTCATTAGTAGTTACAGCAATGGCATAAACACATACAGGTTTACCTCTATCACCAGTAATTAATGGCTTATGAGTTATGTGTTGTTTAGTTCCTAGCTCGTAATCAAACAAATCATTTTCATAAACGACTTCGGCACATAAAGTTTTTATTAATCCGCTATTGTGTAAGACCTTAATGATTCCTTCGACCATAGGAATGTACTGAACTGATTGCCCATACTGAACTGCTGCTGCTTCTTTGCCATCCAAGTACAAACCATCTTGTGCTGCCTTCATAAAGGTTTGCATCAAACTTGTTTTGTCTGCCTGTAATAGCTTTGGATTTTTATTTAGCGTTAACTTAGCAACACTAATAAATTTGTTTACATCCATTTGCCTTGGCAAAGCTTCAGTAAATTTGTCTGCCATTTTTTCTAGTGTTCCCTGCATGGCTACAAGTGGTGTGATTGATGAGGTCATAATTTAAATTCCTTTTGGTTGATTGAAACGAAACATACGGTAGCTCTTACGAGGATTGATGTATGTACCGACCATTTCTGGTGTGATTAGTTTGCCTTTACTAGCTTTAGACATAGAACAAGATATTGTTCCGTAGTTAGACATAATCTTGGATGCATTTTGACTTAGCTCTAAAATTTGTGCTTTGACTGCATCCTTTTGTTTGCCTAATGAAACGTATTCTCTGTTGATTGCGTTGTAGTCATCAACCAATTTGTCCATGTCTTCATCTGCTTTAAGAACTAAACCATCTTCTGCTTGATTACATAAATTTTTCATTATGTACTGGGCATCTCTGGTGTAGTCAATATCAGGAGGAACGCCTAACTTAATTCGTTCCCAAAAATTTTCTACTTTATCTTTTAAGAGTTTTCCAATTCTTGGGTCCCTTTCACTACGCACAACTTTCATTGTGTTACCACCAACAAGAGCTACTATGTAACCCACGTTGTAACCAGTAATTTCTAACTGATGCTGTAGCTGCAAAGCTATATGTTCTGGCGGTTCGATGTTTTCTTCATCATGCTCAATCCAGTTCTTGCGATAGGCCAACCCATCTACATTTTTTATTTCTAAAATTGCAGGTTCTTTTTCACTTGTAATTTTGTAATCAAAAGAACTGCCCATCCTTGTATCTGGATTACGAAGGTAGACATCAAAAGATTCAACTGACATTTTGTTTCTTTCAGCAAACTCTAAAGCAATTGAATCTTCTAAACGTCTGCCCCACATCATTCTTTCGTTGTCATCTATGTTGACTACCACCTTATCTTTTTTCTGATGGTAGAGTTCAAACTCTGTTTGGTATGGGTTGAGATTAAACAATGCTGATACCTCAGTAGAGGTGACATCAAGCAAACGGTTTTCTAACCATGATTGCTTATCTGTAATCGGGTACGATTTTGTGGTCATAATTCTGGTGTTTGTTGAAAGTTTACATAGTCTTGGTCTGGAACAATTTCCATTTTCCATTTGCCAACGCAATCTTGTCTGCGACCATATCCCCAATTGGGATTTTCTTTGTCGTATTCATAATCAGTTAGCTTGTATTCTGTTTCTTCTTCAAGACAACCAGACTCCAAGCGTTTACGGCTGCCTTCTGAAAAACAAGATGAAGGCCACACAGTATTAGTGATAGCCCATCTAATTTCTTTTAGCCTGTCATCAAGTGAGTACTCGCTGTTGGCATAAAGTTCGATTGTAATTTTTCTCATTTGTTTGGAGTATTTAAGATTTTATAGATTTTATCTAGTGTTTGTTGTCCACTAGAAGAAAGGCGATCATAATCCCATTGCATATCAATAATTAATTTAATTAATTCATGGCCTTTTTTGTCGCCACTAAAATTTCCTTTCTTTTTTGTTGTTGAAATATACATTATTAACCTCGGTCTAAATAGGATTTGTATAAAGGGTGGTCTTGTAATTCACACTCAAGAGCTAACTCTTCATCCCACATTTCTGGAGTGTGGTCGGAATAAGAAAGGCTAGACAAAAAGTCTAACCTCTCCAGTTTCTGGTTATCTGTCATGCACCCTCCACAAACTCAGGGAACTCTTGAGAAAGTCTGTTCTCAATAGTTTTGTAATCCATGTCGAAATCTAAAATCATCTTTTCCCTTTCGGTTTTAAGATTCTCTTTTCTTTCTTTGGTTCTTTTGATCTTGTCTTTTAGATTCTTGATTTCATCAAGATAATATTTGACTCGATCATCACAACCTTTAATTGATTCGTCTTTCTGTTCTAGTTGTTTGAAATAACCTTTTGAGTCATAG